ACGCTGGATTGTGTGAGTTCAAATGCCTAAAAGCCACAAACCATATTAAGGCGCATATTTATCATAAGAAAACCGGTAAAGCCCCAACAGACTATATTTCACAATGCCAAATGCAGATGTTCGTTACTGGTAGAAAATGGACGGATTTAGTTTTTTTTCATCCAAGCTTACCTGAGTTAATTATTAGAATTGAGGCTGATTTAGCTTTTCATAAAGTTTTAGAATCACAATTAAAAGCGGTCATAATTGAGCGCGACAAAATTGTTAAGTTATTGCGAGAGTCGTAGCGTGAGGAAGTGTAGAGACACAAAATCAACAAAAGGATGCGGAGCAAGAAAGTCTAACGTTGATTTTAAGATTGTGCGCGTAAATAAAAACACAGGTGTTGCATATAGAACGCGGTTGTGTACAGAGTGCTTAAATAAGAGTCGTCGCATAAAACCACACCAGCTGGAGCATGATAAAGAATCGTATAATCAATTTGATGCGCTGATGAGGGGGTGATTATGAATAAGATAACGTATAGCGAACTCCCTGTAGCAGACAAACTGCTAATGGATGATTTATTTAAGTATAAGGATAAGCTGAGAAAAGAACGCGGCATCGTTAGAGATATTATCTGTGATATTCGCAAGATTGAGAAGCGACTAACCGCCGATATTATGAATTTATCTCAAAAGGAAATAAGCGAGAAGTTTGAACTTGCAACAAGCACCGCTAAACCAATGGATATCAAAGACAGACGAAAAGCGGAGGATCTAAATAATGCTATCACCAGATGAAAAAGAGAAAGGCATTATATCTATGTTATCCGAAAACAGGGCGAAACGACTAGAGCGTGATAACTTGCGGCTAACTATTGGAAACTTGAAGAAGGATGAAAAAAGGATAACAAAGGAAATAGCTAAGTTATCAGCCGGAGAAATAGCAGCAGAGTACGGCGTTTCTGTTAATGCTGTTTTAGATATTAACGCTAGGAGCTTTATCGGAAAAACTTGATGTGGTTTTTTGAGCCGCCGAGAATATAACGATTTAAATAACTGGCGCGGCTTTTCCGCGTCCACGAGCAAAGCGAGGTAGTTGATTGCTTTGTTATATTTTTAACATGATGAGGATTGAATTATGAGTTATAAAATGGACTACAGTACCCCGTTTACGATTAAGCAATCGGGTAGAGACGCTTTTAATGACGGAGTAGAAAGGGGAGATTGTCCGATAAGCAGCAGGACGTGCGCTAATGGTATTCACTGGTGGTTGGATGGGTGGGATGAAGAGCGTAATGATCGTCTTCTTACGGAAATAAAAAAAGAAGAAGATGAGATTATTAGTCGCAATAGCAGACGCTGCAAAGGGCGCGACTGCGGAGCAATCGACGGCATAGGCCATAGCGATGAATGCATTGCCGAGCATGAGTCGCATTACGCGCAAATATAACTAGGTAATACGATGCCATCACGGCTATATAACAGCATATTAAAGGGGAAATTGTGACTAGAATCCAAAAACATAAATATAACGCTGTTGCCGTTGAGTTTGACGGGATACGGTTTGATTCTAAGAAAGAAGACAGGTATTACCAAGAATTAAAACTAAGGGTAGCGTCTGGTGAAGTAGTCTTTTTCTTAAGGCAGACCCCTTTTCATATTGGAGGCGGCACATATCGAGTGGATTTTCAGGAGTTCCACGCAGACGGCACAATTCATTTTGTCGACGTGAAAGGAATGCAAACAGCAGCTTTTAAGAAGTCAAAAAAACAGGTTGAGCAAATGTACCCTGTAGAAATAGAGATTATTTAATGAGAGTCCCAACACTAAAGCCAGACAACGACAGCTTAGGACGCTGGAACGCATATGTAGGCGACGGCAAGACAAAAGACATTCAGCTAGCAAGATACGCAGAAGCGCCAGACTCAATAAAAAAGCAAGTCGCATCGCATATGAGGTTGGTTGTTAAGCTAAAGGAGATCCGAAAATGAGCGTAAAGTCAGATAAATTTATAAAAAAGATGGATGATTTTATTGATTACTTCAAGAAAGCAAAAAAACATAAGCCGGAAGTTCTTGAGGTGAAACAAAAAGACAGAAATCTAATATGGCCTGTAATGTCTGGCGAGAAATATAAGGGCGTTAAGATTAGATTTGTAGACTAACTAATACAAAAATAAACTATTGTTATATCAATAAATACGAGGGGATAGAATATGAAGGTGATAGTAACTGAGTTCAGGCTTATCAAGTCCCTACATAATCGCGATAAAGATGAATTTATAGCAAGATTTGATTTATCTGAAACACCATCAAAAGGCGAAGTCGTAAATATCAGCGGCGAACCCTATGTTGTTTATGGTAAAGGGTGGGCTTTTAGTGATGAAAGTGCGGTCAATTATTGCTACATAGATTTAATAAGCCCATAACCACCACATAAGAACTAATAAGGGGATAGATATGAGAGAAGCAACGTATTTAATATATATTATATTATGGGAGGGTCTTATTTATGGTGGGGCTGGGTACGTAGTCTTTGGTTTGAATAATAGCGGATGGTGGATGCTTGCCGCTGTAATTGTCTCAATGGCGGCTTACTCCCCGTTAAAATGGATTCACGGAATTGAGCCACCAAAAGAGAAGTAAATGAATAACTCACAACTAATAAATCAAGATAGCGGTAATTTTGAATACTACACGCCAATCGAATTTGTTAATGCAGCCAGAGAGGTCATGGGAAGCATTGATCTTGATCCAGCTTCAAGCGAGCAGGCAAATGAACGAATAAAGGCGCTAAGGTTTTATTCTGAGAGTGGATTAGATAAGCCGTGGTTTGGTGATGTATGGATGAATCACCCATTTAGCCGCACAAATAATCCGCTATGGATAAAGAATTTGGTTGATTGGTATGAGTCAAGAAACGGCCTGCAAGCCCACTGCATTACCTTTGCAGCGACATCAGAAACATGGTTCAGGCCTTTGCTTGCATATCCGCAATGCTTTATTCATGGGCGAACTAATTATTATTTGCCTGATGGAACAAAGAAAACAGGCGTGACAAAAGGAAGTGTTATCACTTATTTGGGTAAGAATACCGATAAGTTTAAAGAGGTTTTTAGTCAGTTTGGCACAGTTAAATGAGGGTTAAAGATAATGAAACCAATAGAAGCAGGATGTAAGGCTAGGGTTGTTAAGAGTCATAATGGGCACGAAGGAAAAATTGTTACGGTTATCAAAAGCCTTGGCTCGGGCGTGGACGGCGTTTCTCAACGTTACGGAGACAGATGGAAAGTTAACGGGGTATTCCCTACGAACGACGGAAAACAAATAGACCACTTCGGAGAATGCCAACTAGAAAGAATAGATTACGACGGTAACGAGAAAACAGAATGGGAATCCATAAAGACTGATGATGGCGTTAATATATGGACTCCTGAGAGGGTGGCGGTATGAGAGATATTAAGTTTAGAGCGTGGGATGGTATTCTAAAGTACATGGTAGATGGGTCTAAATACCATATTACGCTAGATGGTTCAGCCTTCTTTAATAATGACGGCGAATTCTATGACCAGACAAATAAGCTTGAGCTTATGCAATACACAGGCTTAAAGGATAAAAACGGGAAGGAAGTGTTTGAAGGCGATATTGTTAGTTATGACATGATTGACGGCGATGAAGTCTGTGAGGTTTTTTGGGATGCCGGGTCGGTTAAGATGAAATTTAAAGAGAGCGGCGGATGGCAGAGTTATTCGGTTAATGTGGAAGATGTGGAAAAGAGGGTTTTAATAATCGGCAATATCTACGAGAACCCAGAATTGCTAGAGGCGTAAGTCATGAATAACCCTATATCATCAATCCCTAATGAGCGGCTAACCTACGAATACTGGGAACGCTCAAAGGAGCAAGCAAGATTAGAAGGTGAATGGCAGATAGTTGACCACCAAAGACTCCCTTTATTGTCTGAGATTACAGGATGGTTTACCGGCGAATCACACGCAAGCGCAGAGAGAAAAGCTAGGATAACACCAGAATATCAAGAATTTATAGCTAAAATGGGTAAGGTTAAAGAAGATTTAGTATTAGCAAGAGCAAGAACCAAGGCTTTAGATTTAGAAATTAGACTAAGATTGAATAAATCGTTTCAAGAAAGAACGGAGTTCAAAGGCGGGAGTTTAAATACATGAGTAATATCATAAGCTTAACAGACCACAAGATAAAAAAGATACTCGGAAATATGAGCGATATCGTCATAAACGACAGAAAGCGGGAAAGATTACTAAGTGATACAGTAAAGATTAAGGAGAAAGTTAATGAGTAGAAAGCGCAGCGGCACGCCAATTTGGGTTTATTATGTAACGATACAAATTCTTATTTTTACTGGGATTATGGCGTTAATAACGCAGTAGTGAATAAATAACAATAAGGTGCTATGCTTGCCGTCATAAGACAATTATGACGGATTTTCAGAATGAGAGATATAAACTTAGACGATACAATTTACGTTCGGTTTTTAACCAAAGCTTTTTCTACAGGAATACCTACCACTCTTCTAAGCTCTCCCGTCCTTTCGATCTACGAAGAAAATAATTTAACTCAAATAACGGCTGGCGTTAGCGTTTCAGTCGATTACGATTCTGTCACAGGATTAAATCAAGCAACCATCGTAGCAACCGCAGCAAACGGCTATGAGGCTGGCAAATCTTATGATTTAGTTATCACTACAGGAACGGTAGATAGTGTGTCGGTTGTCGGTGTGGTTGTTTCTTCGTTTACTATTGAAGATAGCGCGATAGGTATTAGCGCAACCGCAAGATCTAATTTTGAATCTCAATATGACGGCACGGGGATTTCAGGCGGAACATTCCCCTCAAATCAGGATCAAGTCGGCAACCTAGCGACAGGTTCAGCAGCTATATCTGTTGTTGCTGAAAGCGATTCGGTAACAACAGGAACCGAAGTTAACACTTATGCTGTAACGGATGAAATAGATCAGGTTTACCATGAAATAAGTGATGATGGTGGAGCGTTAGAGATGTATTATCAGTTTGATGTCGGTGGTAATGGTGTAGCCGCAACCGTTCAGATGACGGGGAGATTGTTTAGTGCAAATGACTCTATTGGTGTTTATGCTCGTAATTGGGCTGGCTCATCATGGGATCAAATTGGCACAATGAATGGATCAGGAGGATCTTCTGATGGTGTTTCGATATTTAACTTACTAACGCGCCACACCGGAACTGGATCTGATTTAGGTAAAGTTAGAATACGTGGATTTGAAGCTTCTGGCCTCACATCAGCAACACTTTATATTGACCAAGCTATTGTTTCTTTTGCGGTAATAAATCCATCTGAAGGATATGAAAACGGAGCTGTCTGGTTTGCTTCGGATGCTGCTAACACCAATACTGAAAAGGGTTTCGATGGCATCTCAACAAATCCAGTGTCTACGGAAGCGGCGGTTAACACTTTGTTAGCTTCAACTGGACTGAAAAGAGTTGAGGTTTCTATTGATAGTACAATAACTTTCGCTACCTCCCATACGTCCGAGTTCTGGACCGGAGAGCATTGGGTTTTAGATATGGGATCTCAGGATTTATCTAGCTCCCATTTTAAAGGTGCTGATGTTGCAGGTGTTGGTACTGGGACGACCCCGATAGATTTTGATGCTTGTCGTATAGATACAGCAACTATTCACCGTTTTCATATGAAAGAGTGTGGGTTTGATGGGACTCTAACTTTAGGAGAGGCTGGAGATTATATTATTTACAAAGGTCATTCAGCTATTGCGGGTTCAACTACCCCAATTATTGATACGGGAGCGGCACTAGCTAATGTAAACCTTACAATGCCTGATTATTCTAACGGGATAGAGATACGAAACCTTAATGCAACAGGACCAGATAGATTTAGTATTAGCGGGCAAGGACAGATTATTTATGCGGCAAGCTCTAGTGGAGCAGTTAATCAGCGCGGCGATTGGAAAGAAACCAACACTGGCGGCGTAACGATAACTCGCGATAAAAGCGCACAAAACACAGTTGATATATTAGAAGACACTAATGAACTACAGACAGACTGGAAGAATGGTGGCCGGCTAGATGTAATACAAGACGATATATTACAAGATACCGGAACGACACTACCTGCGATAATAGATGATTTAGCCATCAAGAAAAATACTGCTGGATTAATTCATGTTGAAATGGTGCTGGCTTCCGACCACGTAACTCCTGTCACAGGGTTGACAGTTACAGTCCAAAGGCTGATTGATAGCAGTACTTATGTTAACGTCGCGGGATCAATGACGGAGATTAGCAACGGAACATATCGTTTTGATTATCTAGCGGCGGATTCAAACGGTGATATTATCACTTGGAAATTCAGCGCGGCAACGGCTGATGATACTAAATTACTATTTAAGACTGTCACATGATAATCTGGAGAGAAGGTAAGGCCGGATTTGTTGGTGGTTCTAAACGTCTTATTAAGGGCGTATTTAGCTATATTTATACTGCCGCAGGCGCAACAGCATTAGTTCCAGATATTATAGAGGGTATTATTTCGTCTATGACCTCAGATGGATTTGGTACAACAGGCATTATAACCGCAGACGGTGACGGAATTGCTTCTATGATGTCAAATGATGGTATAATCTCTACTATGACCGATTACGGAGATTATGCGTTATCCACAATTACCATAGACGGTAACGGCATAACCTCAACATTTTAGGAAAATAACCATGTTAACGATTGGCGAATCAGGAAAGCTATTTTATGTTGCAACAGAGTTTGATATGTCCGCAAATACTGAGCTTGAAGTCGTATTCACTAAACCCGGCGGGGGAACAGTCACAAAATCAAAGACTGGCGGCGAGGTTGTTTTAGGTACATCAGACGGCTCATTCCCCGGAGTCGGCGCCGTCCTTGCGAATGAATATATGATTTATACAGTAGAGGTTGGTTTTTTTGATACGGCCGCAGACTCAACAGATGAAAACCCATGGAAAGCCTTTGGGCGCTACACTAATGACGCAACAACTCCAGACCAGATTTATATCGGCCTCTGTATTCCCTTTACGGTACTCGCTCAATGCCCATAACCACTATTAAACAAGGCGAATCATTAGACTACGAATTTGATAGAGACGGAGAATCAATAGCTGGTTGGGTATGCACAATAAACCTTAAGCAATATCCTGATGATACTCCTATTATTAAGCGAGTAATTACGCCGACAGGTGACGTGTGGTCTGGAACACTAACAAATCAAGACACAAAGAATTTAGATGTAGGACAATACCTACTTATTGGAAAGCTAACAAACGCATCAACGGGTGAAAACGAGCAAGACATTATTCGGTTTTATGTGAGTGTGGGGTACTAATGGCAGGCGGTAGACCAACAACATACACACCTGAAATGTTAGAGAAAGCTAATGCTTATCTCGAAGCGTGGAAAGATGAAGGGGATATGATACCGTCTGTTGTAGGCTTAGTAAAATACATTGAAAGATCAAAGACTTGCGTATACGAGTGGGCAAAGGATGATGATAAAAAAGAGTTTAAGGATATATTAGATAGAATTAACGAAGTACAAAGACAAGTTTTGATAAATAAAGGGCTTTCAGGTGACTTCAATTCAAACATAACTAAGCTTGTATTGGGTAAGCATGGGTTTAGTGAGAAAAGAGAATTAAGCGGTGATCCAGATAAGCCTGTTCAGGTTATCGCAAGAGAAATGAGCGCAGACGAAGCGACAGCCGCTTATAGGTCAATCGTTGATGATTGATTACAAGAACCCAGATTATACTGAAGTCTTAATGCAGAGGACTGAGAGGCTATCCAAGATTAGAAAAGACCCTAAGTTATTAGCCGCTTGCAAAATACACTACAAAGAAAACCCGTGGGATTTAATTAATGATTGGGGTATGACGTTTGAGCCTCGTAATATTGAGCGAAACCTCCCTGCTGTTATCCCTTTTGTATTATTCCCTCGACAAGTTGAGTTCGTTAAATGGATGCATAATCAGTGGCTACACGGCGATAGAGGGTTAAGCGATAAATCTCGTGATTCGGGTGCTACATGGTTGGCGGGTGCTTACACCGCAGCAATGTGGTTATTCTATCCGGGTTATACCGCAGGCTTCGGATCAAGAAAAGAAGCGTTAGTTGATAAGAAGGGTGATCCAAAATGTATTTTTGAGAAGATTCGATTCTTTATCAGCTATCTACCAAAAGAGTTTAAACCAGAAGGGTACGACGAAAAAACACACGCTACCTTCATGAAGATAACCAACCCAGAAAACGGAGCAACCATCACGGGTGAGGCGGGCTATGATATTGGTCGTGGTGGGCGCTGCTCACTTTATGTTGTCGATGAATCCGCCTTCCTTGAAAGGCAAGAGACAACAGATGCGGCATTATCTCAAACAACTAACTGTCAAATAGATATTTCAACACCTAATGGTAACGGTAACTTATTTTATAAGAAGCGCCATGCTGGGAATATTGATGTATTTACTTTTAACTGGCGCGATGATCCTCGTAAAGACCAAGCATGGTACGACAAGCAAGTTAAAGAGCAGGATGAGGTTACAGTTGCTCAAGAAATAGATATTGATTATAACGCCTCTGCTGAGAATATTTTTATACCTTCCAAATGGATACAAGCCTGCATTGATGCACATATTGCATTAGGTTTTGAGCCTATTGGTGCTGATGTTGTTTCGTTCGATCCCGCAGATACAGGAGATGAAAGGGCGAGAGGACACAGAAAAGGCGTGGTTACGCTACAGGCCGACTCAAAGAAAGATGGAGATATAACGGACGCTATGCCTTGGGTATTTGAGCTAGCTAATAACGTAAAGGCTGATGTCTTTGTTTATGATGCTGATGGAATGGGCGCTCCTTCAATGAAGCTATATCTTAAGCAAGCAAGCCCAGGTAAGAACATGACGTTAATCCCTTATCACGGTGGCGGTTCTAAATATAATCCAAATGCAAAATATAAAGAGAATAAAACAAACAAAGATACGTTTGTTAATCGTCGCGCGCAGTCATGGATGAATGTAAGAGACAGAGCAGAGAATACTTATAAGGCTGTTGTCTTAAAAGAATATCATAATCCAGACGATCTAATGTCGATCAGCTCTAAATGCTCAAAACTTACTGAGTTATGCTCTGAGCTATCAAGACCAATGAGAGTGTATGACAATAAAGGGCGTATTGGCGTAGAGTCTAAACAGCAAATGAAGTCGAGAGGCGTAGAGTCTCCCAATCTTGCCGATCAACTGATATACTCTTATGATATGGAATGCGTGCCGAAAATTGAAGAGCTTGAAGAAATCATTATCCCTAAACGTGTAGGATTCCGATGAGCGATTTAGATAAATACAAAAACGATGTAGCAAAAGATTATGACGCAATCCGAGATACCCGGTTAGCGGCGAACGAAGATATGCGCTTTATCGGTGTTGACGGAGGTATGTGGGAGGATTTCCTTACTGAAGCATATTCTGATAGCAGAGTTAAACTAGAGCTTGATATAACAAGCCCTTATGTAATGAGATATATAGGCGAGCGCAACCTAAACCGCGCGAACGTCGTATTCACTCCGGATGACGCAAACACAAGCCCAGAAGACGCTAGCTTGTTAAACGGCATCTATCGATCTGATTTCAAAGACAATGACGGACAAATATCTCAAGACGCTGCTATTTATGAAACGGCTGTTTGTGGAATGGGCGCGTTTAAAATAGCAACAAGATTTGTTGATGAGGAAGACCCAGAAAACGAAGACCAAGAAACAGTATGGACTCCCATCATTAATGCTTATGACCATGTTATGTTTGACGAGACAGCGACAAGGGCAGATAAGGCAGACGCTAAACGTGTAACAGTTCTAACAGGCCACAGCCCAGAATCTTTTGAAGACCAGTGGCCGGATGCATCACCGTCTAGCGCGTACACTCCGGGAAGTAATCATAGCTTTAGCTGGGTTACTCGAGAAGTTGTTTATGTGGCTGAACGATATGAAATAAAAGTAATAAAAGAAAAAGTACAAGTTTGGCAGAATGTTGTAGCTAATCAAATCAAAGCCTATCCAGAAAAAGAAATGGAAAAACTTAAACCTGAGCTGGAAGCTTTAGGGTGGGAGTTTGTTCGTAAAAGAGTAATGAAAAGACGAACGGTCTGGAAGTCTATTTTTAATGGCGCCGAGTTTTTAGAAAAACCTAAGCGTATACCGGGTAAATGGCTACCTATCATCCCGATGTACGGCGTAAGAACGTATGTGGATAATTCTGAGAATTTTAGAGGACTTGTTCGCAAATTAAAAGACGCTAACCGTGTGTTGAATACTAGCGTTTCAAGAATGACCGAAGATTCTAGTGTTTCAGGTAGCACTCTGCCTATATTCACTCGCGATCAGATCAAAAACAAAGATGTAAAGGATGCATGGGCAGATAAAAGCGATAAAGCCTTTTTGTATGTTGACCCACAGTTAGACGCGAATGGGCTGCCAATGCCGTTTGCAGGCGTCCCAACACTACCAACCAACCAAATAGACCCGAACACATTAGGCGTGGTGGATATAGTTTCTAACTTCGTCCAAAGAGAAACAGGAAGCGCACCTCAAGATGCTATCGATCCAGATGCATCAGGCAAGGCAATTGACGCATTAAAGAGCCGAGAAGACCTGAGCACCCAAGTTATTACAGATAACATTCATCAATCTATTAAGCATTCAGGCAAAGTCTGGGAGTCTATCAGCGGAGATATTTATACACGCAGCCAAATGAAAAAGGTTTTAGGTGTTAACGGCACAATAAAGCACGAACAAATTAATATGGATTCTTTAGATCCGAAGACTGGAAACCCGATAACAATCAATGACGTTTCAAAAGGACGATTCAGTGTTGATATTGAGTTAGGGCCGCAATACGAATCACAGAAAGCCGCGACGATTGGATCGCTTGAAAGGGTTATTGAGAAAGTTGGCGAGAATAGCCCACTACAACCCGCTCTTGTTGGTGCGTGGATAGAGAACATTGAAGGAACAGGGCTTGAAGGCGTTAAGGATTTAAACAAGAAAATAATGCTGCAAAGTGGTATTGTTAAGCCTGAGACTCCGGAAGAGGAGCAGATTGTAGCGCAAGCACAACAACGAACAGATCCAAATGATAAGCTGATTGAAGCTGCAACCGCTCAACAGAATGCAGAAGCCGAGAACCTAATAGCTTCAAGTAAAGGAAAAATAGCTACAGCACAAAAAGACTTAGCGACAGCCGAGAAGACGAAAGCTGAAACCGCGGAGATAGTAACAGACATTGGTATAAAGAGATCTGAACAGATATTAAAGCGATTCTCTGAAATACCCGTAGGGCCAGCAGATGTGCGGACTCTACAATAATTCGGGCGTAGCTCGCCCAATACGAACGTGGCGTTATCCACGGTTAAATACTCACTACCATGATGAGGAACCAACATGAGCGAACAGGCGATAGAAACCGAAGACGAGATTATTACTGAAACAGAGATCGATAATACAGCAAGTGAAGAAACAACCATTGATGCTGTGGCAGAGATCGATGAAGAAGTAGAGATTGTCGTTGAAGGGGAGGACAAGCCGGCCTCTAAATCACAAAGATCCAATGGGTTTAAGAAACGAATTGACAAGTTAAACAGCAAAGTAAGTGCTGCTAATACTGCAACCGATGAAGTGACTCGTCGAGCCGAGATGTTAGAGGAAGAAAACAAACTGTTGAGGCTGCAAGCCCAGTCTGTAAAACCCACATCTCGACCCGATGAAGACAGCTTTGATACGCGAGCAGAGTATTTAGCGGCGCTAGATGAGTATGACAACGAGCGAATCACAAAGGCTGCTCAAAAGCAGGTGGCGGAATATGCGACTCAAAGCCAAACTCAAACCACTCTAGCAAATCAAGATGCTAAGTTGGAGGCAAGTCTGGGCGAACATTATGAGCGCGCAAACACGCTAAAGATGAAGAATTACGAGGAGCTTGAGGATAAAGCTATTGATGTTTTAGGTAATGATTTATCTAAAGTTATCATGGCTAACACGGAAAAGTCTCATTTAATTATGGCGCACTTAGGTGCAAATCCGGCAAAAGCTGCTGAACTTGTAGAGTTAGTAAAAGTAAACCCAGTAAAGGCGCTTGTGAAGGCGGTTGAAATTGGCAATAGTTTGTCGATTAAACCAAAAACTCAAATCGCACCTGACCCAGAAACGACTGTTGATAGCGGTGTTTCAGTTTCATATAACGAACGAGGGCCAAAAGGTGCAACTTATAAATAGGAATTATCATGGCTAATAACTTTGACAGTAATTTTACCGAAAAATTATCAAGGGTGTTTTTAGAAAAGTTCGACTCTATGCGAGTCTTATCTAAAAATGTAGATACTCAACTATTAAGCGGAGCTTATAATTCAGAATCCGGCGATACCGTAAGCTTTAAACGACCAACTGATTATATCAGCCAGCGTACTTCTGACGGTGATATTTCTGGTACTACAGCTAACTCTATCATTACAGGTAAAGCGACCGGAGTAATACAGGATTACATTACCGTAGAAGTTGATTTCAATGAAGCAGATCAAGCGATTAAAATGGGCGGCCTTGAAAAGCTTCTCGCGCCTATGGCGACTCGCATTAAAACTGATCTTGAAGTCGATTTCGCGGCTTATATGATGAAAAACTGTGGTTTGCTTGCTGGTACTTACGGCACAGCAGTTTCAACATGGGATCATGTAGCGGCAGCAGGCGCTGTAATGGAGGCAACGGGCGTCCCGATGGATAACGACTGGAATTATGCGGTTAATCCATTCACTAAGACTTCGCTTGCGAGTAATCAGCGTTCTTTAGGTGCTGGCGGTTCTGCTGGTGATATGATTTCAAAGGCTCATCGTAAAGCGATCTTAACAGAAGACTTTGCCGGCATGACCGTACTGAGCGCAACTACTTTGGGATCTTATACATCTGCAACAACTGGCGACTTAGTTGGCGCAATGTCTGCAAACCCAACAGTTACATACTTGGGTGCTAAGGACACGATGACACAAAGTCTCGCGATGGAAAACTTCGGTACTTTTACCGGCACCATCCCAGCGGGTACGGTTATCAAGATAACAGGGCGTAACCGCTTAAACTTATCTACTCGGCAACCTATCGTTGATGCTGCTGGCGCAAAGATTTTGTTTACTGCCACGGTAACGGCTGATGCTTCGTTTACTTCTGGTGCTGGTACGTTGGTTGTTGCTGGCCCCGGTATCTTCGAGGCTGCTGGCGCTTTCAACACCACTGAAACCGCTATTGTTGACACCGATGTTGTGACAATTTTGGGTGCAGACACGACTTTGTATCAGCCTAATATGTTTTGGCATAAAGAAGCTTTCTCAATTGGCTCTGTACCAATCGAGAAGCTTTATTCAACCGACACTCTGGCGACTACTGAGGATGGTTTACAGATTCGCGTATCTAAAGGTGCAAGTATCCGAGAGAACAAACAGATTGTTCGCTTTGACTTACGCCCAGCGTTTGCGACACTGAATCCATTCTTTGCCGGCCAAGGTTGGGGAGAAAGTGTGTAAGAGAGCTTAATTAGTCTGAGGGGTTCGCCCCTCTTTCTTTAATATTGGAGATTATAATGAAGTGGATAAAACCAAGCGGACTTAAAATTACAACGAACGATTTAGAAGAAACGATAGAATATTGCAAGTCTTTAGGTTGGAAAGAAGATAAACCAGAGATTAAGAAAGAAAAGAAAGCGGCAGTTAAAACGGCAAATAAAAATGTCAACAGGAACTAAATTAGTTCAGGGTGCGTTAGCAAGAATTGGCGCGCATTCCCCTATTCGACCTGCTGGGCCAGAGGCTATTGACGCGGCTAAGGATGTATTAAATTCTATGCATGCTAAATGGCAGGATAACACTATTGAGTTTGGCGCTGTCCCTCTTGATGCCGTAGGTGATGAATTTAGTGAGCCGATGGGCTTAACGAACACCATCATGGATAACTTAGCCATCCAGTTACAGCCTTTATTCCCAAACGCTAGTATATCGGCAGACTTAAGATTGAACGCGTCTCGTGGATATACTGATATGGTGGCTAAATTTCAAACGATAACCATACCAAAGCTTGTTGGCCGAGAGACTTTGCCGAGAGGGCAAGGTAGTCAGCGTAGGCGTTATAGTTCAAACATCTTCTTTAATAAAGGTGAGGAAATTGGCTGAGATTGATTTTCCGTTAGGTTTAAGCGGTAGTAAAACTTTACCCTCATCACAAACGGGGTTGAAGAATTGCTTTAATGCAGCGGGGCCAATTATTCAGCGCCCCGGCATTACTTCGTTAGGCAGCACTGGGCGCGTGGCGCGTGGTGCGTTTGAGTTTAATGGTAGTCTTTATGAAGTAGCCTCAACCAATCTACTAAAAATAAATACAGACGGCACTTTTACTGTGATCGACACAATCGCAGGCTCGACAGACGTTGACGTTGCAATAGGGTTTAATGATGCAGTTATCGTTGTTAAAGGCGGTAACGGATACACATTAAATAAATCTGATGTAGTCACACAAATCACCAGCCCTAACTATTACCCATCCAATTCTGTCTGTCATATTAATGGTCGTTTTGTCTACATCCCATCCGATGGGGAGCCTGCTTTTTTCTCGGACGTGGGCGCAGGCGGCACGATACAAGGGTTGTCCTTTTTCGATGCAGAAGAATTACCAGACTTAAACAAAGCTTGCTTTAACTTTAGAAACGTTTTATATATCGGCGGCACGGACTCATTTGAGCTGTTTCGTGACTTCGGAACACCTACAGTCCCTTTTCAGCGACTAAATGCGCGAATTGATAACGGCTACATTGGTGGTCTATTAGAATACAACAATACATTTCTATTTGTAGGTAGAGAAAAAAGCCAGAATGTTGGTATTTACTCTATCGGACAAGGTATTGCCCCGAAGATTTCAAACGAATACATCGATACTATTTTAGATACGTACACAGAGGAAGAATTAAACCAATGTGTGTCAGGTAGAATTAAATGGCGCGGCTTTGATATCGCTACATTCACTCTTGCGAGACATTCGTGGGGGTTTATTGGTGGTAATTGGTTTGACCTTGATACTCGTGTTGCTGGCGAGAACACAGTGTGGCAAGCAGGTCACATCGTAGAATTTAATTTAAAATATTATAGTTTTGTCTCTGGTGATATTGGTGTGTTTGATGCGGTAAATACCGATTACGGCAAACCATTTGAAAGACAAATCAATGGTGTGTTTGAAGAAGAAAACGACTTCACTGTACAGAGCTTAGAGTACAGATTGTCACAAGGCTATAACTCAAACATAGGATCTGTTGGCTTAGCGGTGTCGGATGATAACGTGTTGTTCGGCCCTATATTCGAAAGACGAACGGAGTCTTTAGGCGGTTACTCAGGCAAACTAGAATGGAATTACCCCGGTGGCCTTGGTCATTACGACAGCGTGTTCGCTTATAAGCTATCCACCTCAGAGGACATTGATTTCTCAGCCACTAAACTTATTTTGAAACAGAGATGACGCATATTGTAGACACGCCGTTAGCGGGTGATAAAGTAACTGAAAAAGGCATCCCTACCGCTCAGTTCCAATCTTTATTGGAATCCATAGAGCTGGCAATTAACAATCTTGCTGCGCCATCTTACACTGTAGCTACAGTACCAGATGCAACGAAAAGCGAAAGCAATATGGTTTACGTGTCCGATGAGGCTGGTGGTGCTACAATAGCCTTTAGTGACGGAACAAGCTGGCGTAGATGCCAAGATAGAAATATTATTTCATAGGTGATTTATGAGTACGGTTAACTATTTATCAAAAGAGCAGATGAAAGACAGGTTCGGTATGGACGCTCTTGGCTACACCGAAGGCGGACAAATATACCTACAAAAAGGCATGGATAAGGAAACCGAAAGTATCGTTAGGGCGCATGAGGCTGAACACGTAAAGAATGGTGAAAACGGCCCATTCTTAGGCGATATCGCTGATTTTTT